ACCCAACGTGAACATCATTTTGTTGCTGGTCAATCAATTATTGTGACGGGATTACCCGCACCTTTTAGCGCAACAGTGACCGTTGTTAAAACAGGCGTATTTCATTTCACCGCAGCAATCACAAGTGCAAATGTGACCTTGCGCGATATTATCCCAACAGGTACGGCAACCCTTTCGGGTTATTCTGCCGTTGATATTTATGCCAATTCGCCACCTATCGAATCAGCTATTCTTGCAGTCAGCGTTGAAGTCTTTCAATCACGCGTTGCCGCGGGTGGAGAAATTCAGGGCGTAGATTTTGCCAGCACGCCATATCGCATGGGTAGAAGTTTGACCAACAGGGTGTCCACGTTACTTCAGCCGTTTCTTGACGTTGAAACGATTTGTCAATGACCGCATCAACAATTGCTGACACACGCGCTGCCCTGGCAAATGCGTTTTCCGCTTTGGCTGCCAATGTGTACGGGTCGGTTCCCGAATCGCCAATTCCACCTGCAATAGTTATTGTCCCAAATTCACCCTACATGGAAATTGTTCTAATTGGTAAAGCACAAACAAAGGTCAAACTTAATTTTGCAATCACCGCACTTGTTGCTTCCAATAGCAACGCAGGTTCATTAGATAACCTTGAAAAACTAATCATAGGAATTCTTGCGGCAATGCCCGCGGGATATGTTGTTGACGTTGTTGAAAAGCCAACAGTGTTAGAGGTTGGGCAATCCCCAATGCTTGTGGCTGACATCAACGTTTCAACTTACTACACACAGACAATCTAAGAAGGAGAAGAAATGGCCACCACAGTAATAACTGGGCGCGATGTCACCTTTACTATTGGTGGCAACAACTTTGATGCTCAGGCAACTTCAGCAATTCTAAGCAACTCACCAACAATGGTTCGTTATCAAACCCTTGACGGTGTAGTCAATCGCCACATTGATGATGAATTCACTTTTGCAGTTGAAATGCTTGCAGACTGGGGCGCATCACCTTCATTGTGTGAAACACTTTGGAGCGTTACTGAATCAGCACCTAACACAGGAATCACAACAGTTTTGACTGCATCAACTGGAGCAGTCTTTACATTTTCAGTGTTGCCAGTTTATCCAAGTGCGGGCGGTGCTGCACCTGATGCACAAACCGTTTCAATGTCATTTGTTGTCATTGGAACACCAGCAGAAAACTTCAGCTAAAACTAACAATCGGGAGACAAAATGAAACTACCAATAACAATTGAATACAATTCAGGGGAGTCAGCCACGTTTGTGGCTGCTCCACCTGAGTGGGTAAAGTGGGAAAAGCACACAGGTCACACGATTAGTCAAGCACAAGATAAAATCGGAATTTCCGATTTGGTGTTTTTGGCTTATCACGCCATGAAGCGGGAAGCCGCTGGCAAGCCAGTGAAGCCAATTGAAGCCTGGACAGAAACTATTTCTGACGTGGTAGTTGGTGAGACAGACCCAAAAGTTACGCAGTCGGAAGTCTAAGCCGAATCATTTGGGAATTAGTCATTGCGACTGGATTACCAAAGTCAGAATTTGAAACGGCTGAAGATATACTGACTGCAATTGAGATTTTGGAAAGGCGGGGAAATGGCTAGTGAAGCAATCACTTACGACAAAGCAGAATTGCGTGCCATTACCCGTTCTTTCAAAGCAATGGACGAAGAAGCAATTGCACAAGCCAAAGAGAAATCTTCGGCTTTAGCTGATTTCGTGCGAACACGAATCATTTCCGCTGCTGGCACGCGCACGCGTAACCTTTTGGACAATCGGGTGGCTGAAGGTTCAAAGGTTTCTAAGTCGTCCAAAATTGGTGAAATTTCATTTGGTTTTGCTGGTCAGAAGTTAAGCGGCGGCGGCACAACCCAACAAGTGTGGGGCGGCGTTGAATTTGGTTCAAATAAATATAAGCAATTTCCAGTGTGGTCAGGTCGTGAAGGTCGCGGTTCCCGTGGCTGGTTTATTTATCCGACTTTAAGAAGTATTCAGCCTGAAATCATTAAACGTTGGGAAGAAGGATTTTCCAAAATAGTTAAGGAGTATGACTAATGGCTGGTAGTCGCACGCTCAAACTTTCCATACTTGGTGACGTTGATAATTTAACCAAATCACTCAAAACCGCATCAACTGACGTTGATTCTTTTGGCGACAAAATAGGCAAAGTTGGAAAAGTTATTGGTGCTGCATTTGTGGCCGCGGCTGCCGCTGCTGGAGCCTATGCGGTCAAAATTGGCATTGACGGCGTTAAGGCTGCATTGGAAGATGAAAAAGCCCAACGCATTCTTGCGCTGACTTTAGAAAATACAACAGGCGCGACAAACGCTCAAATTGCAGCCGTTGAGGATTACATAACAAAGACCGCGTTGGCAACGGGTGTCACTGATGATGAATTGCGACCAGCATTTTCACGTTTGGTTCGTTCAACAAAAGATGTCGAGGAAGCGCAAAAATTATTAAGTTTGGCGTTGGATATTTCAAGTGCAACTGGCAAGCCATTAGAGGCAATTTCAAATAGTTTAGGAAAGGCCTATGACGGCAATACAAATGCTTTAGGCAAATTGGGCTTAGGTATTGACCAATCTATTTTAAAGACAAAAGATTTTAATAAAGTTTATGAGAGTTTGCGCGGTTCATTTGCTGGTTTTGCAGCACAAGAAGCCAACACTTTCCAAGGTCGCTTAGACCGTTTAAATGTGGCATTTGATGAAGCCAAAGAAACAATTGGTTTTGCATTGCTGCCAGTGCTTTCCAATTTGATAACTTTTGTTAATGATAAAGCCGTTCCAATCATTACCGCGTTGGCAGATTCTTTCAGTCTTAAAGGTGAGGGTGGCTTAGGCAGAACAATTAATGATGTTGGTTCTGCAATTAAGTCATTTGTGCTGCCAATCTTTGACGGCATGAAATCTACATTTGATAAAATAAAGGCAACTATTGTTGAAAACAAAGATGAATTTGATGTCATAAAATATGCCGCACCTATTATTGGAACCGTTGTTGGAAAAGCATTTGACTTAATTGGTTCAATTGCCAGCGTTGTTTTGAATTTGATTTCAAACGTTCTTGCTGCAATTAAGCCATTGTTGAACACTGCAATTGACGGCATCAATTTAATTATCAAGGGTGTTAATTTGGCCAAGCCTGGTGAAGATATTAAGCCAATACCTAAAATTGGTGACGGTTTCGCCACGTCAGGCGCACCTGGTGCAATCAAGGGTGGCGGGTCAACAGGCGGCACAATGGGCGGTGGAACGACTGGTGGCGGTTTTACTGGTGGAAGAACCACGGGCGGTGGAACGACTGGTGGCGGGTCAACAGGCGGCACTGGCACTGGCACTGGCACGGGTGGAACATCAAGTGTTGCAGCAGTTGCAACAAAGGCAGCCAAAGCAATCACAGACATTGCGGGGGCATTTGATAATTTCACAAGCGGCACACAAAGCCTTGCAGCAATTGAAGCGGCTTCAAATCGAGCATTTGCATTTGGCACATCAGGGGTCAACACAAATTCACTTGCTGGAATTTTAGCTGCATCAGCGCAACCGCAAGTGAACATCACAATCAATGGCGCAATGGATAAGGAAGGGACTGCCCGCGAATTTGTTGAATTGCTCAATTCTTCTTATTACCGCGGCACGGGTGGGGCAGGAAGCCTGGTGGGTGTATGACCCAATGGAACCCCATTTGGAATGTTGAAATTGACGGTGTTTCCTACACCAGCGCAATTCTTGCAAATTTAACTATTCGCAGTGGTCGAACAAACATATATGAACAAGCCCAAGCGGGTTATATCAACCTTCAATTGATAGATGTGAACCAGGCCACAATTCCTGTTTCAATCAATTCAACTATTTCAGTTTCAATCAAGGATTCAACAGGCACGTTTGTTGCAATCTTTGGTGGCAATGTTGTGGATATTGGGCTTGAAGTCAGGGACGTTGGAACAACTTCTTTCACACAGACTTATTCAATCATTGCGTTGGGTGCATTGGCTAGGCTTCCAAAAGCACTGACGGAAGGCGTATTGCCAAAGGATTTTGACGGCGACCAAATTTATGACATTTTGCGTGATGTTTTGTTTTCAACTTGGGCTGAAGTTGCAGGCGTTCAAACTTGGGCGACTTATGACCCAACAATTACTTGGGCAAATGCTGAAAATAATGGCTTGGGAGAAATTGACCGTCCAGGCAATTATGAACTTGCGGCGCGTTCATCAAACATTACTGACGTTTATTCTTTGGTTTCAGCATTAGCCACCAGCGGCTTGGGCTATATCAGCGAAGATTCACTTGGACGAATTGCATATGCAGATTCGACACACCGTACCCAATACCTAGCCGCCAATGGTTATGTTGACCTAAGTGCCAATGAAGCAAGGGCAGCGGGTTTACGAATTGCCACCCGTGCGGGTGATGTGCGCAACGCAGTTACAATCAAATATGGAGCAACTTCTAGCAATGAAGAATCAGCTAGTGACACGGCTTCAATTACAACGTATGGCCAATTAAGCCAAATTATTTCAACCACACTTCACAATTCGTCTGATGCCCTAGACCAAGCCAATTTTTATTTATCCTTGCGTGCGCAACCTTTTCCAATTTTTAGTGACATTACATACGACTTGACCAATTCAGAAATTGATGATTCCGACCGTGACAACTTGTTGGGCGTATTCATGGGAATGCCAGTGGCTTTAGTTGATTTGCCTGCCAATATGAATTCAGGGGTGTTTCAAGGGTTTGTCGAAGGCTGGTCATTCCAGGCCAGTTACAACCAACTTTCCGTCAGCCTACTTATGACACCGTTGGCTTATAGCCTTCAGGCAATGCGCTGGCAGGACGTACCAATTACTGAAACATGGTCAAGCGTGTCGCCGACACTCGACTGGGAAAATGCAACAATTGTTGCCTGATAAGGAGAAAACATGACAAACCCAACGTCCAATTTTGGTTGGCAAATGCCAACGTCAACAGATTTGGTGACTGACCTTCCAGCGGATTTTGCCGTTTTTGGTCAGGCAGTTGACACATCAATGGCCGACCTTAAAGGCGGCACAACTGGCCAAATCCTTTCAAAAACAACAAACACTGACATGGATTTTACCTGGATTACAAATGACGTGGGTGACATCACTGCCGTCACTGCTGGCACTGGTATTTCAGGCGGTGGAACTTCAGGTGCGGTCACAATCACAAATTCAATGGCAACAGAAATTACCGCGGCAGGTGACATTATTGTTGGCACTGGTTCAGGTACTTTTGACAATTTGCCAATTGGCACAACAGGTCAATTGCTAACTGCTGACACAACGGTTTCACCATACAAAGTAAAATGGGCAACACCAGCAGCAGCAGCGAGCGGCCTAACACTTATCCAACGCAGCACATTTTCAGGTGTTGCAAATACTGGAACAACTTTTGACGGAATCTTCTCATCTACTTATAGCAGTTATATTGTTATTTTAGAAAACTTCTATGCTGGAACTTCTACAGATGATATGTTAATGAAGATTCGCATAGGCGCAACCGACGGCCCCACAACTTATTCAGGCTGCTCAATAATTTCAAATGGCGCAAATACAACTATAACGGCTATAAATACATCAACGGCGGGATATGTATTGGCTGACCAATCTGGAACTAGCACAGAGCCAACACGCGGGCATTTAATCTTTCCTCTTATGGGCGTTAGTGGCTCACAAATGTGTAACGGGCAATTTGCTAATGCAAACGCTGGCCGTTTCTTCAATTTTAACGGCACAAATTACGCGCAAAATGCTTACACAGGACTTCAATTTTTATCTTCTTCATCAAATATTGCAGGCACAATCTCCGTCTATGGAATGGCTAAATAATGACAACACTTAATGAAGTAATTGAAATCATCAAAGCAGAAAATCCTACAATCCAACTGGGAGATGATGATAAAGGTTATACGCAATTAAACGCTGCCGATTATGAGGCACAGATTTTAGAGTGGGCTAATGCCCGTTTTGCAAAATTGGAAAAAGCAGCAGAATTAGAAAAGACCGAAGCCGACAAAGCCGCGTTATTAGCCAAACTTGGAATAAGTGCTGACGAAGCAAAATTGTTAATTAAATGACATATCCATTAGGCACATCAGCAGCAGTCAT